GGTTTTCTCTTTTGACTGCAAAGCTGCTGAAGGAACTGATCCAGTTCCCATGTACAGCGCTCCACACAGGCATCGTAGAAGGCATCCTTGTTTTCGTAGTATTTATACAGAACGCCCACACTGATCTGTGCCCGTTTGGCAATGGCGCTCATACTGGTTTGCCGCAATCCAAACTCAGCAAATTCGCTGATGCCCGCTTCAAGGATTTCTTCCAGTTTTTCCTCGGTGAGTTTTTTCTGCTCATCCGTGGTATCTCCTGTCTTGCTTTTCAGTTCCTCAAGAGCCTTACAGTTTTCCTCAATCTTCCGAGTGAGTTCCGCTTTCTTTGCCGCATACTTTTCCTCGGCCTGCTGGGCATTTTTTAACCCCGCTTCTACTTTGGCCACAGCCTCCTTTTGGCTTTCAAGTATATTATTTAAGGCTCTGTCCTTTGCGGTCAGAGCCTCGATGCTGTTTGCATTTGTTTTATACTGACTCTCTGTCATTTTGAGAGCAGACTGCATATTTCTAAGCTCCGCATTGACAGAGCTTATCGCCGCCTTATACTGGCTTTCGCCCTCAACCGCCAGACGGGTCGATATTGTTCTGGTTGCCATACGCTGCCCTCACTTAATCCTCAAAATCATTGCTGGACTTTGCAGGCTTGTGTGCCTCGTTCCAGATTTGCACCATGTCGAAAAACATGCCGGGCTGTAGTCGACCAAATTCCAGTCGTGTCAGGTGCAGATGCACGACCGCAAAAAATGTGTAGGTCGACTTTATTTCCCGGCTTCCTCTTTTTTTGACAGTTCGAGCAGACCGAGGTCTACTTCTTCATCTTCGCTTTTCTTCTCCTGCTTGTAGCCGGCACTCACTGCCTGGCTGACAGCCATTTTCAGAGCCAGATAAGCAGCAGGCTTCATACGCAGCGAGATTTCCTTTTCTTCCAGCATAGGAGCGTGGTCATATCCCTCCGCTCTGCGGCAAAGCTCTGCATCGTTCTGCATTGCTACAGCAAGGAAACGGAGCGCATCGAAACTATCGCGGCCATCCCGCTCAAGGATTTCAAGAGCATTCTGGATGGAGCCGTACTTCTCGTTGACGGCAAACATGACCTCAATGGAGTAGTGCAGAGGATAGACTCTGCCGTTAATTACAGCGTGTATCATGGTATCCATAGGTGAGAACCTCCTGTTATTGAAAAATCCCCCGGAGAGGCGTTGCAACACCGCTCCGAGGGTAATAAATGTGGATGCTTAGCCAGCCGCAGCAGCTGCAATACCGCACAGGCCGTTGATCCATTCCTTGACGGCCTCTTCGGTCTCGAAGGTCTGGGTCTGTCTCCAGTCACCCTTGTCATCTGCCATAATGGTGAAGGTGGTCTGGGTGGTAGCGAAAGTGATGGAGCTACCCTTGGTCTGGGAGTTGTCATTGCCAAGAGCAGCACGAGCACAGGGGTAAAAAATACCCTTGTAGTACTTCTTCTTGTTCCTCATCAGGCTCTTGTAGTACGCAAGTTTGCCAGAGGGGGCAGTGTCGCCGACATTGTAGACGACAGTCTTGTCGTTGACCTTACAGCCATACACCTGAGCGGCGTTTTCATCGGTCAGGTCGTTAGTCTCCATGGCCAGAGAGCCGGAGGCGAACTCGGACAGCTGCTCGTCCAGAGCGTCGTCTGCGTAAAGCTCACCGGAGGCAAGGTTTACAGTCAGATTTGCCGCAACGAGCTTACCGAGGACAACGCCACTCTCTGCGTCATCGGCCTTGAAGCACGGATATTTGGCGCCAAATTCAGCCATTGTATTTATCTCCTTTATAAAAGATTGTGGGATTCTTGCCACTTATAAAAAACAGCGGCCTCAGCCTCGACAGCCTCGCCCGCATGCTTTTCATTCGTCTCTCTCATCCACTGCGTGGCAGCATTGCCATGACCGCCAAACTCGTGGACGAAAGCGACATCCTGGTTGGTGGCCTCAGCTGAGCCACCGCCCTTGGTTTTGGTTTCACCGGCTCTACCCCAATTCATTTTGGTGTAGGTACCGGATTTGGCCCGATAGGTATGATGCGTACCCTCGGGATAGATGAGGACATATCGTGAGCCGCCGCTCATCTTTCGGCGTACCTTTGGAGAAGCGGCCAGCTTGCCGGAGTGTTCAGAGAACCGCTCCTCAATAGCCGCCTCATGTGCGTCTCGAATGACTTCGCCACCGGCCTCCAACATTCCCCACATGGTATCCTCGTCAATCTCGCTTATTTCATCGAGGTCGAGTACCAGGGCATCAAGGCCCATCGTATCAAAGCTCGCCATAAGTGATCTCCACCACGGCCTCAGTTTCAAGCACAATGTGCTGCTCATTGGCCGTGCTTGCCGGAATGCTTTCCGGGAATGAAAAGTCAGCAGCAAAAAGAGCTTTTTTCATTGCTCGAACAAGCGCATTGATGTTCTCTTTCAAAGGGGCATAGATATGCACCTGGATGAGATACCGCTCCCGCTCGGGCTCATCATCGCTGAAGCCTATTGGAACAGTGGTGTAGTTGTACACTATGTACTTTTTTTCCTCGCCCTGATAGACATCTCTCGCCAAAGGCAGCTTATAGGGGGACAGCACATTTTTGAGGGTAGTATCGACATTCTCCATTAACGCGCCGCCTCCCTTCTCTGCACTTTGATTTCAAGAAACCTGTGCCGGTTTTCCACGTCATCCACCGAAATTACTTCGTATGGTTCAGGGTCAGACTCTTTGTAGACAACGAGTTTCCTGTTGATAAGCGGTGAGTACCGGCAAGTGATTGTTGCCGGCTCTCTGAGCTGGAGCTGCATGGCTGTAAAGGTCTCTGTGCCGTGGGCGTTTACCCACTTGACCTTTACCGTCTTGCCCTCGCCAAAGATGTTTACCTCACTGCCATCAGGATAGCCGTTCTCGTTGGTGGATCTGGATATGGTCATAAAGGTGACGGGGGTTCTCAGCTCGCCGGCATTTGCGCTCTTGCTCATGGCGATCCACCTGCCTCGGTGTCCTCTTCGTCCTCAGTTGCGCCGCGCAGCTCAAGCACGAAGCTGTTTATCATCTTCCGCGCATTTTCCTCAGCCGTGGCCTGATATGAGCCGGAGTATGCCAATCCCCGATTGTCATAATACATGGCGGCAAGAGCCATGATAAAAAGGTCGTAGTGCGCATTGTTCTTGAAGGCCGGGATACCCGCCCCGCGCGCCTTCGACTGCGCTGCCTTTAGGTATACCGTCAAGTCAGTAGTATCATCAGGGGATAACCCGATATAGGCGGCAAGGGCTTCCGCAGTCACAGCCATCTGCATCACCTTCTTCAAAATAATTTTGTGTATTTTTGTGTATTTCCTCTTGACTTATTGTGTAAGAGTGTGTATAATATGAAATGTAAGGAGGACGAACCATGAAGCCAAGAGACCAAGCGATATCCGAACTGAACGCCGGAGGGTACTACTTCAAGCGGCACGGCTCCAAACATGACATATACTACAACGAGGAAACCGGCAGCATGATCTCCCTGAAACGGCATGACTTCGATGAAAGCGATCTTCGATACATCCGAAAGGAGATCAAGCAGAACAAAAACAAACGGAGGCGGGGCTAATGCCCCGGCTCCATCATCAGGAGGTATAAAAACCATGAGGTACATCTATTCGGCTATGTTTACGCCAAATGAGGACAGCACAAAGGTGTTTGCGCGTGTCCCCGACCTGCCCGGCTGCGTTACATCCGGGCGTGACCTGCAAGATGCTATTGAGCAAGTGACAGACGCCGCTTCCAACTGGCTCGTTGTTGCGGAGGATGAAAGCCTTCCTATTCCCGTTGCAACGCCGCAATCCGAGCTGGAGCATTCCCCCGAATGCGTTTTCTCTCTCATTCAGGTGGATACGCTTGCCTATCGCGCCATGACAGATACAAGGGCGGTAAGAAAGAACGTCTCGCTCCCAGCATGGATGGCAGACTTGGCAGACAGGCGCGGCATCAACTGCTCGCAGGTATTGCAGGAAGGACTTACCGCAAGGCTAAGCGTCCAGTAACCACTTACGCCGCCCCTTGACCGGGGCGGCGGCTTTTTATTGCGTGATCTTTTCAACGTCCACCGTGTATACCGTAGATGCCGCGCCGTTGGTGACGGTAATGGTAACGGCATTGCTGCCCTCTGCCCAGGTTGCTGCCGTGCCGTTGGCAACGGTGGTGCCGCCGTTGGAGATTTCCACCGTAGCGGACGCATCCTCAGGCGTGGCCGTGATGGTATTGGTGGCGTTGGTGGT